TGCCTGCGTTGCCAATCGCAGATGCGCTGTTTGTGGCAAAAAGGCAGACATTCACGAAGTGGAGCGAGTAGGCATGGGGCGAGACCGCAGGAAGATGCACCACCTAGGGCAGTTGGTTGAGCCGTTATGCCGACAGCATCATCAGGAGGTAGACCAGATGGGGCAAAAGAGCTTCGACGAAAAATATCATTTGCAGGGCATTAGATTGGATGAACAGCTTTGCAAAATCCTGAAATGGAGGAAATAGAATGCTGAACAGGGTAGTTTTAATGGGGAGGCTGACCGCTGACCCAGAGTTAAAGAAAACAACGAGTGACCTTTCTGTG